AAGGATTGTTATTGTAGTTGTTGTTGACATTATGCTCTAGCCTCCAAATTGTTCATTAAATTATACATTCTCTTTGCACCTTCGTTAACACTACCACCACCCGCTGCTCTAACTGCATCAGCAGTCATTACAAATTCATTTTTAGAAAGTCTCGCAGGCACATCATCCGCTCTTTCTTTTTTACCTATTGGTACAAATCCCCCACCTCTTAAATCCATTTCTTTACCACCAAGATCCATTATACCACCATCTTTCATACCCGCTTTAGACATTCTTTTAAAATCAGCAAAAGACATTGGTTTTGCATTTGGTCTTTGTTCTAATAAATCAAAAACATATTTATTATATTCTTCTACTAACATTGGATCTTCTCCAGCTGCTTGCATTATTCCTTCTTTACCTTTTTCTACAGTTTCTTTTTCTACCATTTCTATAGCTTCGTCTATACCACCAAATCTAAATCCCACTCTACCACCAGCTTTTCTGCCTTCTGGAAATTCACCAGTATCAGAAACTATTCTTAAATTGTCTCTTAATGCTTCTGACTTAAGAACTTCTTTAATCTCAACTCCATTAGGTCCGTCTATCATCACCAAAACTGTATCTAGATCTCTTTCAAAACCTTCATCTTTTAAATCATCTAATGTAAAACCAAATTTTCCTTCCATAGCTTCAACTGCTTTAAGATTTTTAGTTTCTCTATCACCGAAATCTGAACCACCACCCTTTAATCCTACTCTACCACCAGCTCTGTATCCTGCTGCTGAAATAGTTTCTGAAATTTCATCTTCACTAAATCCATATCCTAACATTGCTAATCTAATTGCTTCGGATGCATCTGCGTTTGAAAAACCTTCTTGTAAACCTGCTAAGGCATCGTCTACAATTTGTTGTTTATTTAATCTTACAGTTTCAGCATACATTGCATCTCCAGTTCCTGTTGCTAAAGGAAGTATAGATGCTTTTGCTCCTGCTTTACTAAAAGGATCTGTTCTTAAAACAGCTCCCATATCTTGAACTTTTTGAGCTCCTGTTCCTAAAAGATCTACACCACTTTTTAAAATACCTGTATCCATACCAGATGCTTTAGTTTTAAAAAATTCTGCAGCACTTGGACTTGAACTTATTGTTTCACCCGCTGGACCAACTACAGTTCTTCCTGGAGCAGTCAAAGCACCAGATAACGCAGCGATACCAGTTGATAATAAATTAAGATCATCTTCTGTTGTGCCTTCTTGCGCTAGTTGCGAAAGTAAATTAGCTCCACCAGACAAAGCTGCTCTTCCTGCCATCGTTCCAAATATACCTGAAGTAGGTGCTAAAAAAGGAACAGCTGCAGCAGCGTAAGGTAAAAAAGGTTTTATCTCATTAGGTATTACCTTATCTAATACTTTTCTAACTGGTTTGAAAATTTTCTTAAATAATCCCATAGTTTCTCTTTATAATATACGTTGAAAGCAAGTTCGCAAAGCTTGTAAAAAGGCGAGTGTAGTACAATTTACAAGGTTTTTATACATTCGTCAACGATCCTATATATTAGTTTTACCACCCAAAGCGCCTGGTCCTACCACAACATTAACACTTCTAGATATATCTTCTTGAGTAGTATCAGTGACTGGGCTATCTACGTCTTCTTTAGCCTCTGCATCTGATAGATATTCTCTACCTGTTTTTAAGTGTTTTATAGTCACTTCTACTCTTGGCTTGTAAACTTTAACGGTTTTTCCGTCTATTTTTTGTTCTGTATATCCTTCTTCTTGTTCTACAAATGGCATTATCTGTCCTCCCTGTTTATTTCTAATACTGATGCAACAACATCCACTGCACCACTACTTGCTTGTACCTTTAATATCTCACTTTCTTTCATAATTAAAGGTTCACTCAATACTTGTTCTTTTTGATTAGCAGTTAAATTAACAACTGCTGTACTACCAGCGTCTTCTGCTACTAATAAAGACTTAACAATTGCTCTAGAATTAGATGGCACTGTATATAAAGTGGTAAGAGCTGTAGTTGTTAAACTTGTTTTTTCGTTCTTGTATATATTAGCCATTATCCTAATCCTAACCAAGTAAATCGTTCTTGGTCTTCTTTTTGTTGTGTTAAGTATGTTGAGTTCAATTGTTCTATTAATATAGATAACGCTCTGTTTATTTGTCTTTGGTTATCTTCACTATATTCTTTTTTAGGTTCTGGTAATCTTACTACTATTTTTGCCATTATCCTCTCCTTCCATCTGGTTGTAGGTCTACTTGAAACGTACCAAATCTCCACGATTCACCGGCTCCTGTGTTTTCTATTTTAATATTTGCATAGCGTCCTCTTGCTCTAGTGTCAACTTTAGTTGTACTGGATGTAATTGTAAAAGGGCTTAATGTGGTTGCAGAGCTTGGATCTGCAGGAAAATCTTTTACAGATATAGTTATTTGGTTATTACCTGTTAATACTTTAAAGTTAGGTAAGAATCTACGCATAGCTAAAAACACTTCACTTTGATCTTTTTGTAATGAAAAACTAAAAGACTCAATAAAAGAGGTTAAAGCTGTGGTGCTTCCATCAGGATTAATTTGATCTGTTCCTATTTCGTGTTCAAATAAAACTGTTTGACCTAAACCTGTTTCACCTTGAATGACAGGAAAAGTTCCTGTGTTAGAACTATTAAATGCTGTGGCGTATGGTTTGGGATATACTAATGAATCAATCCAAGTTGTTCTTATTGAATTTACATTTGTTGCTGTATACCAATTACCCATAGGTAGACCTGCATTATCCTGTCCATAATTATAAACTACATATCTATCATTAAATGTAGCGTTAGCTGTAGGGTACCACCAGATAACTTCTGTAAATAGATTGTTTATACCTGCACAAATTTGTTGACCTTTTGTTGTATCAATATCATCATAAACATAATCTTCAACAGAACAAGGTAATGTATTAACTGTACCATCAAAAGAAAAGAATCCATTGTTACCCATCCAATATGCAACACCATCAATTTCAATGGCTGCATTTTTACCAATCAATCCACAGTTTGTACCTACTTGTTCAAAACCAAATGTAAATGGTGCACCAACAAATTTCATTGCATACAATGCATTATCAGTCCACACCAGAATATTTTCTTTTGCAACTAAAGCACCCATAATTTTTGTTCCGTCTTGTAATCTTTGTGTACCCGCAGTGTTTGTTGCTTCAGGTGTGTAATTATTTATATCCTCATCTACAGAGAATCTTATAAACATATCGTCTTGAGTTGTGGGTGAACCTATGGTTGTTTCTGTTCCAAAATGAATTAAGTGACGTGTTGTTGGTGATATTAATGTAACTCTAGTTGCAGTTGGATTGTTTGTTGTTTCAAATCCTGATGTATTTGTTGCAGCTCTATTACCTGTTGGATTAGCAGCCCCTGCGTTCCAAGTAAATGTTTTTCCATTTGCAATAGTTGCAATAAGAACTTCACCAAAATTACTTAATGACCAAAGTCCTGGTTCAAGTGTTACGGTTGATGCTTGTACAGCACTACCAAAACCTGCAAACAATGTTGCGTTTTGAACTAAAGTTCCATCAGAGTGAGCTTGTCCGTTTGATGTACCAGCAGTTGCTGTTCCGTTTGTACCCCTAGTAATACCTAAAAAATTTGTAGCATTTTTTGATGTGTATGTAATTAATTCATTTTCTATTAAAATTGTACCAGCAGCATCAAAACCAGTAGTTGAGTCAACTGTAATTGAAGTTCCTGATCCACCTGTACCAGCAGTATCCGCGTTCAACGCTCCATCTAAATTTGTTTGTGCAACACCAGTAATGGTTCCGCCATAATTTCCAATACCAAAACCATAACCATAAGATTGTGCTGCTGGACCAACCACCTCATATGGGGTGATAGTTACAGATCCACCACTAGATGCTGAGCCTGCAGTGGCCGCTTGTATAGTTAAAGTTGTAGAGCTTGGAACTGATAAAACTTGAAAGTTTGTATCATCAAAAGTGGCTGTGGTTACACCGGTAGTGCTACCTGGTAAAGTTGTAGAACTTAATCTAATAATATCTCCGACACTAATTCCGTGATCTGCTGATGTTGTTAAAGTTACAGTTGTTGTTCCATTAAAAGTAAAAGTTGCGCCTGTAATTGCAGTCGCAAGAGGTGTTATGTCAAATAGTTGACCTTCAAAATATAAAAGTAAAAATTTATCTGTGCCAATAGCCACATATCTATTACCATCAGTGTCAACAAATGCGTGTTGTTTTCTAGCTACACCTACAATTGTATCTGTTAAAAGAGATTGCCAACCACCTACTTTTTCTGGTAGGCCATATCTAAATCTTACGTTATCTGAATCTACCCAACGACCCTCTGCTCCTACTGAAGTATCTTGTTTATCTATTCCAGGAGCAAACTTAATTTTCGTAAGCATCTATTACTCCTATGATGTTTGGTTGTATACGTATTGCCAACCTTTGGTTGCGTTAGTGTATCTTAATTTAATCGATTGATTATTTGTAGTTAGTTCTAAGTTAGATGCAGCACCTCTTATAGGTTGACTATTTCTATCTACAGTTACTTTATTAGTACCAAAACCACCTGTTGTAGAAACATCCATAATACTAACTTCATCACCCATAGCAGGAGACGCTGGTAATGTAATTGTAACTTGTGCTGCTGTCGTATCAATTAATAAATTATCGCCAGCTACTGCAGTGTATGCAGTAATAGAACTAGATGTAATTGCAAAGTTACCTTTTTGTAAAATATCTAATCTTGCATCTGTACCATTAGAGTGAATCAACATAGTTGCTCCAACAGGAACAGCGATTGGATTTGAGGATCCAGCTGTTTTAATACTTAGTGTATATTTGTTAGCTGTAGTTCTGTCTGTTGCATCTTGAATAATATAAACTCTAGTGGCTGTACCACCAGTTGTTGATGCAGGTATAATTAGACTAACGTTTGCAGTCATTGTGCCTGTTAATCTTAAATATATATTTTTACCATCAGATGTCGCACCATCAGATAAAAGTAAAGTTTTATCTGTGCCAGCTGTCATCGCTACATCGACTACACCTGTTGCTGATTGTTGTAATATTTGTAAATTAGTATTTGTAATAGTTCCCCATAGACCAGCTTTCTCACCGGTTGCGACTAACTCTAATGC